GTATAACGGATAGTGTTCCATCTACGAAATACGCTACAGGTTCGTTGCTTACGACCTCGTAGCGCCCGCAAGTCTCTATAGGAATAGTAGTTGTGGTAGCATTGTACGAAACATCTTGAGCATACGCCATGGTAATATCTCCCACTCGTATCTTTGCATTCGCACCAGTAATAAATGATGGTTTTTGTCCTGCCATTTTGGCTCCTTTAGGCGTTCGGTTCGCCTTACCCAGAATTATTTTGAGCTAATTATTCAGCTTACCTACAATATAACACAATAACAGTTAAACACAAAAGCACAACTAATACAAGTCACACCATAAGTATAATAACTATATGATAGATAGAGAAGATTTTATAACTAAAAAAGGTAGATCAAGAAAGTTTTACAAAGCCACCTGTGACAAGTGTGGGGCTGACAGAGGGTACAAGCGTCCAAATCATGCTTATTCACTGTGCAAAGCGTGTTCAGGCAGCATCAATGCATCTAAAAACAGTATCAAATATAGCAACGTAGACTACAACTCCTGTATTAAAGCCACTAGAATTGTTAAGGGTGATATCAAAACACATAAGCGATATAAAATTAACTGCTTAGAATGTAATAAATCAAAGGGACTTGCTCGCCTAAGTAATGCCTTAAAACCATGCCTATCTTGTGCAGCTAAAATACGTCACGCTAATATGAGTGAGGAAATCAAAGAGGCAATGAAGATCAAGATATCTTGCACCCAGAGAAACATGGATACTAACGACTTTAAAGACTTCTCAACCACTAGAAGAGGAATGGAAAGGCGTGAATTCAGAGCACTAGGTCTAAGCAAGCAGTGTCTAAAGAAGGCTGACTACATATGTGACATTACAGGTATCAGAGGGCATCAATTAGTTGCTCATCACATGAACAGCTGGGACTCTTTTCCAGAACAAAGATTTGACCCAGATAATCTAGTCTGTATGTCTAAGAATTTGCATGTAGAATTTCATAAGAAATATGGTTTTGGCAACAATACCCGTGAACAGTACGAAGAATTTAAAGCTGAGTTTTCTCAATAAGTTCCTGAGCAACCATATCAATCTCATCCCAGTTTCTTAGTTTAAGAGCTGATTCAGTTTGACCAGTAGCTATCAAAGTATCGTATAGATCTGACTTGTTGACCTTATCATAAACCCCTCTAGGTCTAACTATCTGATATGGTTTGTCTTTTTCTTCCACTGACTTTAGATTGCCCTTAGCTGGACTTTTGAGTTTAGGGTCATAGTCTTTGGTGTCTTTTACTTCTTTGCCGCTTTTTATGTCGTAGACTTTAGCTTTCTCTAGATAGGAGGCTAGTTCATCTCTTGATTTACCAAGGAACTCTACTAGATACTCTTCGATTTCTTTTTTAACGTCAGACATAAAACTCCTCACTTTACTATAGCTATAAGCTAATTATACCATAGTATAATATTAACATGCTGTGCCATATATGCGGTCTAGAGTCAAAGCCAAATCTATTATTGTCTTCACATTACAGAGCTAAACACAAAGATATAGCTAAGGACATGTATAAGACTGATCTCTATATCTACAATGGAAGACCTCCTAAGATATGCAAGGTGTGCGATAAACCCACTAAAATCCCCAAGGGGGAAGGATCTTACCCTGAGTATCACAGTAAATGTTACATTAAGTTGTTGAAATCTAGTACTGCGGAGTCTAATGCTAATTGGAAAGGAGGTAAGATCACCAAAAAGTGTGATTTTTGTTCAGCTAAAATAACTAAACATTCTAGTAGTTTTAATGGTAGAACAACGTTTTGTTCTGTAGGATGTTCTACTAGATTTTACTATTGTAAAAAGAACGGCATATCTATATCTGAATATGAACCTTCTATGAACATTAGAAACAGCTTAATTGGTACAAGCACTTCTGCTCTTAAAAGGCGATGTTTTAAAGCTGCAGATTACATATGCGATATATGTGGGGTTAGGGGTGGAAAGCTGAATGCTCACCACAAGAAATCTTGGAAGTTTCATCCAGAAGATAGAAATGATATTAATAATTTAGTATGCCTTTGTCAAAGATGTCACATTAACTTTCATAAGCAATACGGCTATGGTAAGAAAGACCCCTTGACTGAAGAACAGTACGAGAAGTTTAAAAAGGCCCACCAAAGTGGGCCTAAATAATCAGTTGAATTGTTTGTAGTTGTTAAGCTGTAGCTTGAGCTCTCTGTAGGGTGATTGAAGCTAACACATAATCGATCCCTTCCACCAACTTCACTACGACATTAACAGTAATAGTATTGCCGTTGAGCTGCACGGTAAGCTGCTTGAACCCATTTGGAGCATCAGCTGTAGAAACCGTGATACCCTGGGCAAGATACGTTCCCAAGATAGTTTCAGCCAGTGACTTAACCTCATTGACTTGAACAGTGTTTTTCTTACCAACCAAGATATTCTCCAACTGATCTCTAAAATCAAATGCTAGAATATCGGCAGCATACATAACATGTCCTCGGTTATAAACCCAGTTTCCGTCTTTACTATAGGTAGTATTGTCAACTACAGTTCTAAAGCCACCAGATTGAGGAGCTTCCATAAAGGTAATGCCTGCTTGAATAGCATCGTCACCTTGAGTGGTTGGGTTAAAGTCGATAACCACATCTTCTTCATCTATACCTACGGCTTGTGAGGTGTGTCTAACCCCAGAAACGTTCATGAACTTAAAGGTCAACGGGGTACCAACTGGAGAACCGCCGCGAGCACCAGCTAGCATACAAGCATAGGACCAAGGTTGGAACCATTTGATGTTGCCACCGGAATCAGCTTGTCTAACGTCTTGTATGGCAAGTTGAACTCTTTGATCGGCCAACACTCCAGCTTTAGACTTACAATCCGCATAAGCTCCTTTGAAAGACAGATATCCCTGTCGCTCAGACTTACGTTTAGTTGTAGACATAAGACTTAGGTGTGTTTTTATCAGTTGATGTATGGCATCGATAGTGTAAGAAGATGAAGAATCAGTCAATCCTTCAAGTGCATCAGCAGTAGCATCTTGAGAGAACAATGGCACTACACTATTAAGTCTGACTTCTTGAAACTTAGCTACAGCATTTGCCATTTCAGCAGCAGAACTAGCTCCTTTAACACCACCAGTTAATAGTACGGCACTAGATAGGTTGTCCATCAAACCAGCAACTGCATCTATATCTAGTGAAACTAGACCAGACTCTTCAAAGAAGATAGAAGTATCATAGGCATCTTTCTTAAGACGAGCGGGTTGAGCTCCAGATTCAGATAGAGCGCCAACGGTAGATACTTGATCAAGAGCATCAGTCGGAAGTCCCCTGAATATCTCGTTGCCTGTGGTTACGGATGCAGACCAACCTGTTTGAATGTTGATGGCATCTATAAGTTCCCCAATAGTATCATAAGCGCTCTTGCTTAGAACAGTAGATCCTGCTTCACTGCCGCCAACAACTGCAAGAGTTACATCATCAGCATCAACGGTTACGCTAGCAGACGTAGCATCGTCACCAGTGGAGTCAAATCCAACAATGATTACTATATCACCGCCAACAGTATCAGATTCACTGATAAGGTCTCTAGTTTGAGTAAGGGTAATAACCCCAGAAGGTTCAACTTCCGAAACTTGAAGACCGACATCTATATTCATGTCATCAAGAGGGGTATTAGTATTTTCTTGAAGTTCAAAACTTCTTCCGTAGCCTAATTCGTGAGCAGTAACATCTGCATCTCTAGAGATAGTGAGGGTAGAAGCACCATCTGAACCACCAGCGGTAAAGGTAATACCAGAAGCTGTCCAGGTGCCAACGTCAGCTACAAAAGCATCGTTGTCAGCATAGCCACCAGCCACAGCTACAGTAATAACTTCTCCGCCATCAACTTGAATATCAAAAGATGAGGTAGAGGTTACTGCTGTTTCATCAAAGGCAGCCGACTCAGAGAGAGTAGGGGCTGTTTCACCAGTTAAAACATGCTTGAATGTGATTCTATTTCCACCAATACCATATTCTCTTGATTCAAGAGTTCCATATGAGTTCGACAAATCGTAGGATGCCTGAGTGGAGGCGTTGGTCTTGTAGATATATACAGCTTGAGCTCCAGATGGAATAGCTCCATCACTAGCTGGAGCAAACAGAAAATTTACAGCATCTACTAGAGGTCCAGAACCATACTTCTCTTGTATTTCGGGGATTTGTTCAGCAGTAAACACGTTGTTGACCAAGATCTCACTTGAGCCAGGTTTACCTCTTTCAGACTCGCCGAAAATACCAACCAGTCCCGTAGGTCCTAGTGGGAAGCCGCCACCAAGATCGATCTTAGTTCTGGAATATGCACCTGGTTTGAAGATTGTGCTTCCGTTAAAACTTACATTAATTGCCATTATGCACTCCTTATATAGCTCTTACTATATATTATTATAACACACCCATTTCCCTAAGTTCTTCTTTCATGAGTAGGCTCTTATTCAATTCTGGGTATCCCTGTAGAAACATATCCCACTTTTCTCCAGCATCGTTTCTGAAATAGCCCTTGATCTCTACAATAGTCCCATCACTTAATATAAAATCAGGTGTATATAATTTTCCATTATTGAGCTTGTAACTTTTTGGCTCGTATGACCAGCCTATGTTATTCTTATCCAAATATTCAGCATATTTTACTTCCCAAGACGATCTCATTTTTATGCAGCCATTGGGTCCACTGTACGGATGCTTACCCTTATATCTTTTGTTTTGCTCAGTGGCCTTTTTAGATAATAGGGCTTTGGTAGTACTGCTGTGTTTTTTACCCTTCCAAGGACTTGTACCGCCATTGTTGAGATAGTTGTTTCTACGCATTTTTGCTTTAGTTTCATCTGAAACTACCTTATTTTTATGTGTGTGAGAAGATACGCAACTTCTACACATGCCCATTCCATGGGCACTTCTTCGCTGATACCCTCTGTGCTTGTCGCACTTATCACAGGACATACGGTACAGTCTTCTAGAGCTCTTGT